ATATCGCCTTGAAGAAATACACCTTCGATGTACAACTTCTTATTGGCACCTTTGCCTTCGGCAATAATTTTTACCCTAGTAATTTCTTCTGTGATAAGTTTCATTTTTCTATCCAGTAAATCCTACTTTAAATCCTACGACCGTAGAGGCAGATGCTGAGATTTGATCTTGTGCACCTTTCTCAAAAAATTCAACTCGGTCTGCTGGAAGTGTTACCGTTGCAGTGCTAATAAATCCACCAGAACTGGTTTTAGCAATACTAACAGTTGCATCAGCACCAGAGTTATTAAAAACTCTAACGACAGTTGCATTATCCAAAGTTGTTCCCGCATCGAGTGCAACTTCGGCACCAGTGCCAACTAATAAAGTTCTTGATGCCATTATTCTTGATCCTCTGTTTCTGTTGGTTGATCTTCACCAAATAAGGACGCACCTACTGAAGGACGAATAGCATCAATTCTTTGTGCAGTTTTTGCATAAAGAGCATCCTTAATTTTGTCGCTAATATCCGATGCTGAGGCATCCGATCCTATCAAATTTACAATTTCTTCCATGAAAATTATATGACTATATGCTTTATTTATATCTCACCGCCTTTGGGTTCCTTAACCTGAGTCAACTCTCCGTCAACTTCAAGATCTGGTTCCATTGGAACATCTCCCATCATACCCATTTCTCCACCATCATCTGGTAGAGGTTCTCCAGTAATTGGATCTACGGCATTAGGGTCTGGAATGATGCCATCCTTGATTTCTTGTTCAATCTGTTCATCCATTTCAATAATTTCTCCATCAGTCTGGCGGAGAACTTTCTTACGAACCCATTCGGAAGAATAATACTTACCAATATATGGTTCGATGGTTGCAAGAATACCGAGACGCTCATTAAGCATTTCGGATTCTTTCAGTTCTGCAAACTGATTATCGTAAATGAAGTCATATTGAATATGATCTCTGATTGTCTCCCAATCTTCTGGAGATACAATGTTCTTGAGAACCAATTGAGTCTTCAGCATATCATTGAACATCTGAGCAAATCTCTTTCTCAGACGACCAACAAACTTGGCAAACTTGAGTTCATCTCTCAGAATTTCCGAAGAACGACCAAGATTGAATCCACCATCGGCAGCAATTCTTGATTCTGGAACACCAAGTGCTCTATAGAGTTTCTTCTGGAAGTATTCAATATCTGCAAGTTCACCCAGATTCTGACCACCAGGTAAAGTGGTAATCTCAGTTCCACGTCCACCTTCTCTTCTAGGAAGCCAGAAGTCTTCCATCATAGACATATATTTACGATCATCACGAACTTCTCCAGTTCCTGCGTCGTAAACCAGTTTGTTACGATAACGCATCATAACATCACGCAGATATTGTTCTGCCTTGACCTTTGGAAGGTTACCAACGTCAATATAGAAAATTCTACGTTCTGGTGCTCTGGAAAGTCTGTAGATGACCAAAGAATCCTCAATCATTCTAAGTTGATTGAGTGCCTTGATTGCCTTGTGCAGATATGAAAGAACGGTTCCCTTATTTCTATCTACAAGACCTGAAGAAACATATGTAATTGAATCTTTTGCAATCTTAACTGCATTTTTCTGCTGACCACCACCCATCGAAGATGGATAGTTTATGCCAGGTGTATATAAGAAATATTCATCAATCTCAGGATTGATAACTTTCTGTTCACCCTGAAGTTTGAGATTTACTAGTCTTTGCTCACCTGGTTTTTTCTTTTCTTGTCTGACATACTTGATCTTCATTGGATCAATATATCTCAGTTCTTTAATTCCTTCTTCTGGTTTCTTAGGATCAATTACTTTTAGATAATAAACTCTTCCATCAACATACCAGTTGCGGAAAATTTCGTGTGCTTTCCTATCAAAGTCTAATATTTCCTTGATCTTCTTAAATTCTGATCTAATTGCTTTTTTTAATCTATCGCTAGCATTGAGATTCGAAAGTTCAATCTCAATAGGAGAATCATACAGATCGCTAACGATTGCCTCATTGACAACATCTTCAATAGCACCATCCGCTTCTGGATGAAGTGCCATTTCACGATATCTTTTAATTAAGTCGTATTCAGTTCTATAAACACCTTCAATATCTACGTATTGACCATAAAATCCGCTAGCAATATAATGGTCAACCCCGTCCTCATTAGTTTGAGGAACGGGGGAGACTACACTAGCGGACTTTTTTTCTTTATCTTCAATCGAAAAACCAAAAAGTTTTGCCATTATAATTTCTTTGTCTAGACTGTTATTCTACTATTTATGCGATGTCTTCTCCACCTGCATTAGGAGATGTTCCTCTTGCAGCTTGCCACCAAGAAACTTGAAGTTCTACGGTGAACTCTTCGATCGTATCGGTGGTTTCGTAGTTCAGATCGATTGTAGAAATATTCGTTGGGAATATGTCATAGAATCTATAAGATCTGAGGATTCCTCCATCGCGACCAAGTTGATAGACATGAGCATCTGACTGATACTCTTCTGCATTGGTGATACCAGTTGCATCAGACATTTTGTTGATGGTGTTCATCCACTTCTCAAATGCTGAGCGAATGGAGAAATCAACATCGTTGATAACAGTAATTGTCCAGGTTTCGAACGTTCTGTCTCCAGCGATCTTAAGAATACGACCTCTGAAAGGAACTTCGATAGGAGCAATTGTTGATGCTGGCAGTGCTGCTGCTTTTACAAGAAATCTTGATTTCTGTAAGGTGTCATTGTCTACACCAACAGCACTTGGAAAACCTAATTCAACCTCAAAGAGATTTGGTCTTGCACCACCACCAGATAACTTACTCTTAAAATCAGTGATTTTTCTGAGTGGAATGTTGTTTACTTGTTGTCGGGTTGCCATAGTTGATTAAACCTCTGTTAATTAAACGTTACCAATTACTTCTTCAAAAGCAACACCAGTTCTGGTGGCAACGAAGGTAAGACCGATGAAGTTGATCGATCTTGCAGGTTTGATAAAGATGTCTGCTACGAACTCATTATTGTCAATAATAGCAGCAGTGTTATTTGTCTCATCGCAAATAACAACGTAGTCAGTAACTCCACGCTTTGCCTGAACATCGCGTAAGAATGGTTCGATGATATTTACAAAGTTTGTTCTTGTAACCTCATCGTTGAATTCAAACAGTTGATCCTTGGCAGCAGCAGAGATTGCATCCTCAAGGTATACAAACAAACGACGAACGTTGATTCTGTCGAATGCCGATGCCTTACCAAGACCAGTCTTGTCTCCAAAGAGTACAATTCCAGCACCAGGTGAGAAGATAACTGGGTTTACTCTTCCAGAATAAAGTCTGTCTCTTTGAATCTTGGAAGGATTGTATGCCAACTTGACTGCATTAAGGATTGCTCCTCTTGCAGTTCCTGCTGGAGAGAACCAAGGGAAGTTGTTGATGTCATTGCGAGCACAGAGACCTGCAATGTCTCCGTTCAATGGAACATATCTAAAGGTATTCGCAAATCTGTCATACATGTATTTGTAACCAGTATCAAATACTGCATAAGACGAGGAAGAAACAGGAGCATAGAAACTCAGAATGTTATCCGTAATGTCGGAATCTGAATTAATAGTCGCTGCTCTATCATCTGAAGTATCAGTGATTGCTGCACCTCTGTATGGTGAGATGAATGCAAGTGCATCCTTTCTCATCTCAGCAACAGAAATTACTTTGTTGGCAAGTGCTTGAGCATCGGACATACCGTACGCAGCAGATCCCATGAGAAGGAAATCTACTTCATAGTTTTCTGTATTCTCAAAGAGAGAATAACCGTTGACCAAATCGCTTAAACCAGAAGTCAGTGCACCAGCAACATCGATGTCTCCTTGTCCATCATAGTTGGATCCCTTACTCAAAGTATTATTTGAGTTTCCTGTAGCAGCAAATGTAACTCCCTGTGCATCTTGATCCCAACTAACATCAGTTTCAAGAGTGAAGTCAGCACTGAATCCTGTAGTTGTAATTCCTGCAGGTGCGCTTCCACCGAACAGATACTCTGAGTTAGATGCCAGATACTTTCTCCAATAAGAAGGAGATCCTACTGAAAACTCGGCATCCTTTGCCTTAGAAAGACTCAGACTCTTTTCAAGAATTG